GTACACAATTAGCATCGAGAACTTAGAAGCTGCAATGATGGACGATGAATCAATTGTCCGCACCGAACTCCTTTGCCAATGGGTATCTCAGATCAACCCAGCGATCAACCCATCTTCATGGACTGCTTGTGGAAAACCTAAAGCCAAACTCGATAAAGAAAAATCCACTTGGATGGCAATTGACCTAAGTCCAGATCGCAGAGAAGCTGCGTTGCTGGCTGCTCAAAGACTCGATGGGGATAAGTTCATTGTCGTTCTTTTAGAGACTTATACAAATCCTGTCAATCTTGATGATAAGCAGATGGCTAATTCTGTGGCTGATTGGGTTCGCAAATATCAGGTCGAGACTGTCGCATATTCTCGTCAGACTTCAGGGGCAGTAGCCGCAAGGCTTGCACCAGCAGGAATCAATACGACTCCGATCGATGGGGCGGTCTATGGACAAGCCTGCGATGAAATGCTGTCGGCTATCACTTCACAAAGACTCATTCATGGAAATCAGGACGAATTGACAAAGCAAGTTCTAAGTGCAGTCAAACTTCCATTTAAGGATGGCGGCTGGTATTTAGGTCGCAAGGTATCTAACTCGACAATCTGTGCAGCTGTGGCAATGGCTATGGTCTCTCACTTTGCTACGGCTCCAGATGCTGAAATGGACATCATGATTGGCTAGACACAAAATGCCAAATTGTCAAATCCTTAGACATTTATGGTATCCTATGTCCAATGGGAATCTTTGATCGTTTTGTGAAGGCTCCATCTGTCGAGGTATCTAATACAGATGTCGCAGCTTCACTTCAGCCATTCAATCTTTCATCTTCTGTTTATGGTTTGCTTAACACACCGGTAAATGTAGATCGCGCTTCAGCAATGAGCGTTCCAGCAGTCGCAAGAGCTCGTAACATTATCTGCGGAACTATTGGTTCTTTGCCATTGCAGCAATACAATAGAATTACAGGCGCACACATCGAGCCACTTCGAGTAATCAATCAACCCGATCCGCGTGTGTCTGGCTTTGTCGTTTACAACTGGCTTGCAGAAGATATTTGGTTATATGGCGTTGGCTTTGGTTTAGTCCTTGATGCGTATGCAGAGGATGGTCGTGTCCGTTCATGGACTCGCATCGATCCTCGCCGTGTGCAACCTAAATACAACTTAGCAATGAATGAGATCGATGGTTATGATGTCGATGGGCGTACTGCACCACTTCGCGGTGTTGGCTCAATCATTCGTTTTGATGGTTATGACGAAGGATTCTTAAATCGCGCAGGTCGCACAATTACAGCGGCAATTGAATTAGAAAAAGCAGCACTTCAATATGCAAAAGAGCCAGTACCATCAATGGTTCTTAAAAGCAATGGCACAAACTTAACTTCAGAGCGCATTGCTAAACTTCTTGAAGCATGGCGCAATTCTCGTGCCACTCGTTCAACAGCATTCTTAAATGCAGATGTAGAAATGCAGTCTGTTGGCTTTGATCCAAAGTCATTGCAGCTTGTCGAAGGTCGTCAATATGTGGCGTTGGAAGTTGCTCGCGCAGCAGGTATCCCAGCGTACTTCCTTTCCGCTGAAAACACTTCGATGACATATTCCAACGCCACTTCGGAAAGGCGTTCGCTTGTTGATTTCTCAATGCGTCCAATCTTGGCTGCCATTGAATCTCGTTTATCACTTCCGGACATCTGCCCAAGTACAGCAGAAATCCGTTTTGACCTTGACGATTTCTTACGCGGTAACGCATTGGAGCGTGCTCAGGTTTATCAAATACTTAACACAATTGGCGCAATGTCAATTGAACAAATCCAAGAAGAAGAGGACTTGATCAAATGAAGATCGATTTCCCGGTAACACTCACAGCAGCAGATTCGGTGAGCCGCACTATCTCAGGTCGCATTGTTACCTGGGGCGAGCAAGGCAATACATCTGCCGGTCCAACAATCTTTGCTGCTGAGTCAATTAAGTTTAACAAGAATGTGAAATTGCTCCTTGAGCATGATCGCACTCGACCAATTGGCAAACTTCTTTCATACGAAGTTACTTCAGAAGGCATTGATGCAACATTCAAGATAGCCAACACAATGGCTGGCGAAGATGCTTTGGTAGAAGCTGCTGATGGACTCCGAGATGGCTTCTCAGTAGGAGTCAAGGTAGATGCTTGGGACAATCAAGATGGCGTGATGGTGATCTCCAAGTCATCGATCATGGAAACATCTTTGGTCACTGATCCAGCAATCGATTCTGCGCGAGTTTCGCAGGTCGCAGCTTCTGAAGAAGAAGCCACACAAGTTTCTGAGACAACCGTTTCAGAAGTTCAACCAGAAGGAGAACAAGTGTCAGACACTACCGTTCCAGAGACTCCTGCCGTTGCTGAAGCGGTAGAAGCACACAAAGTAGAGGCTGCGGCAACTCGCCCAGCGTTCTACACAACTCCTCGCATCAATCCTGACCTAACTGCTGGTCAGCTATTGGAAGCGAACATCAAAGCATCAATGGGTGATGAAGATGCTCGTCAGCTAGTTCTAGCAACTAACGACACATCAACAAACACAGGCTTAACACTCGCTCCTCACATGAACGAGTTCATCACAACTTCAATCGATGGTCGTCCAGCAGTAGATGCTGTAAGCCGTGGCGTATTGCCAGCAACAGGAATGTCATTCACAATTCCTAAGTTGGGAACAGCACCAACAATCGATTCAGATTCAACTGAGGGCGAAGCACTTGGTGGAACTGAAATGGCTTCAACTTACATCACAGTTGATGTCAAGAAAGCAGCTGGACTCCAGACCATTTCATGGGAGCTTCTAGATCGTTCATCACCAACATTCTACGATGAACTAATCCGCGAACTTAACCTTGCATACGCAAAGGCAACAGATCAGGCATTGGTAGCACGCCTAGCAGCTGCTGGAACACAAGGTTCAACACAGGCAGCAACAATCGCAGGTCTAAAGGCATACATTGCTAAGGAAACTCCAGCAGCATACCTTGCAGCAGGAAAGTTTGCTAAGAACCTCATCGCTAACACAGCATGGTGGGAAACAATCATCACAGCTGAGGACACAACAAACCGTCCGCTATTCATTGCTGCACAGCCAGCAAATGCACCAGGCAATGTCGGTGTTAATTCATTAACTGGAACTGTAATGGGTCAAAACCTATATGTAGATCCACACATGACAACAACAACACTTATCGATGATTCTGCATTCTTGGTAGTACCAGAAGCAGTTACATTCTACGAAGCACCAAAGACACAGATCCAGGTTCAGGCTTTGGCTAACGGTCGCCTACAGGTAGCAGTTTATGGCTACTACGCAATCGCAGCTAAGGTCGGCGCAGGAATCCGTCGCTTCAACCTAACTTAATAAAAAACTAATCATGGGGGGGCGGCTGCTCCCGGTCGCTCCCCCAGCAGTATGGAAAGGACTGAAATGCCAACAATTATCACAGCTTCCGAACTTCGATCTGTGCTTGGCGTTTCGTCCTCTCTATACAGCGATGCAGTTCTGTCAGACATTATTGATAGTGCTGAGGCAGTTATTTTGCCAATGCTTAATTCTTACTCTGTAGCAATCGATGCAGTATCGCTTAACAACAACATTGCATATTTCTCAACACCAACAATCAATCCTTTCAATGAAGGACAATCAGTAGTGATCGCAGGATGCGGAAGTCCATTTAATGGTACTCGCACGATAACTACAAACCTGCTAGATGATTACACATTCTCAGCTGCTATTACTAACGCTGACATCATCTCCAAAAACATTATTCCATCAGGTACTGCAACCCTTACTGGCGCATCGACTTATGTCGGAAACAGCGCAGTAGAAACAGCCGTGACTGTCGTATCAGTTGAAATTTTCCAGAGCCGTACTGCTCCAGGTGGGCAGATCGAAGGAGTAGATTTTGCTCCAACACCATTTAGGATGGGTCGCTCACTTTACAATCGCATCTCTGGTCTGTTAGGCGCATTGGTAGATGTGGGAAGCATTGCTCAATGACAATCCTCTCCCAAATCCGTACACCATTAGCAAATGCATTTTCATCAGTTGCAGCTAATGTATTTGCCTATGTGCCAGAGAACATCCCTGCTCCAGCAGTAGTGATCGTTCCGGATTCTCCTTATATGGAGTTTCAGACAATTGGCAGCAACTCAACTTTCCGCGCTCGGATCAATATGACCATCACATGCGCGGTTGCATATAACAGCAATCCAGCGAGCCTAGATAACCTAGAGCAGCTGATCACAAGTGTAGTGAGCCTAATCCCAGCAGGGTACGAGCTTACTGCGGTCGATAGACCAACCGTAACTACCGTAGGAGCAGGACAACTGCTCGTGGCAGACATTCGTGTCGCTACTTACTACACCCAATCATAAGGAGCACAAGTGGCAACAACAGTAATCACAGGGCGCGACTTAGCCTTGACTATCGACTCAAAAAGTTACGATGCTCAAGCTCTTAGCGCAACACTA